CCGTCGTCCTCCGGCATCTTTAGCGTCTCGGATATCAGCTTCTTAAGTTCTTTGGACGAAATTTTCGGGTCTAGTGCGGCGGTCTTCAGGGTCTGGGGCAGCACCAAAGCATAATCCTTCGCCTGCCGAAGTTTGGTCGCCTTCGTGATTCCTATGGTTTCCATCTCTGCCGGAGTGAAGGTATCCATCAGGTCCCGAACGGTGAGGAAATATTGCTGCAACTGACCCGGCGACCGCTTCGCCTTCGCAGCGACAACCTTCAGGTATTCCCGAAACGTGTCGTGTCGCACGCGCCAGTACTCCATCTCGGCAGCTTCCAGCAACATCAGACCGATATGCGCGAAGCCTCGCTCAATTCCGTCTTCCGCCAGCGCCATTTGATACGCATGCGCGTCAATTTCTCGCAGCAGCACATCCCCGTCGTTCATGTTTTTCAAATCACTCATGCGCTTTTCCTCCGCTGCCGAGCGTAGATCACTGCGGTCGCACCACCCTCGGTGAAGAAATTGTGCATCCCTGTCTTCACTTCCTTGTCATCCAACGTTGAAGCGTATTCTGTCAACGCCCCGAGAATTTCTTCAAGAGAGAATGACGCCAGCAGATTCGCCACAGAACGAACCGATGGCAGGATGCCAGTCTTTTCATACGCGACGGCTGAGATTGCCGAGATGTTCGGGTCTTTCAGATCGGCTTTCTTGTCCGAGAACTTGGGACCCAGCCGAGTGTCCACCACTTTGATGTAGTCCGTGATGGGATAGCGCGGTATGAGTTCAAGCGCCACCTGCTCCTCACACCACTTCTCAAAATCCTCCTCCACGGCGTTCGCGCCGTACGCCGCCGCCAACAGTTCAAACTTTTCCTTCATGTTCTGCCGCCCGACGTGCGTGTTGTGCAGGATACGAGCCGCGATGCGCGGTAGGGTCTTAATCAATGCCATGGGGTTTTCCTTTCAGAGACCAAAACCACTGCCTCTGGTGCTGGTATATTCTAACCTGAAGACTGGAAGATGCACGACGAAGGGTGCCAATTGCAATTCCATCCAACCGCGCCGATAAATAAATCTGTTGAGACGATACAGGACCCGCAGCGAGGATATTTTGAAGCCACGGCATAGCCGCGTTGAGTTTTACCGTACGATGAGTTACCCGTACATGCTTCGGAATGCGAGTGTGATTCATCCGATTCCATGTCCGAACCCGATGACAGTTCGCACAAACAACCTCACACTTCTTTGCTTCTTGATGAATCTCAAGAAGAGTATGGGTAGCGAACTGCGACAAATTGAAGAGTTTTTTGAACTGCGGTAAGTGGTCAAACTCCATAGCCGCCCTATGGAACCGTCCCCCACAGTCTAAGCATGGTTGCGATTTAAGTTCAGCAATCAGTGTCTCTTTGACGTTAGCCACGCGATGACCCCCACGGGAGAATAAAACACCATCTGGGTGAATTATACCCGTAAATACAAGCAAAGTCAAGGACATACAAACAAAAGTCAGATGATGTACCGTCAGACGGTGTTTTATTGGGCAGGGGAGTCAGATGGTGGTTAATGTCTGATAGCGGTGAATGTGAAAGAGTTCTTAACTCTTTCTCTCTCTTACACTTATCTTCATTTTCGGTCAGATAGTGTTTAATTCTCTCCCGTAGGGGTATGCGTTTCATCGGAGGTCAAACTCCCTCTCAACCGGGGGCTGGTGGTCGTAACCCTCTTCCTCAACTGCTGAGTCTGCCGTCACTGTCGCTGTCCGTTCGTCCATCTCGGGTAGCTCCCACATCCATTCGCGGGCGATTTGTTTAGGTTTGATACCCAATTCGTGCATCGCCGTCCGTAGGACACCTTCCTTGATGTTTTTCTCTTCCTTGGCGTGCATGATGATATCCTTCGCCGTTAGAGCGCCATCCTGTAGTTTGGCTTCCAGCCAATCCTTGGCTTCCTGTAGCTTGGGAGCCGTGCCTTCAGGACGCCCGGGTCCATTCCGCTTGACTCGTGAGAGCACATCGTCCGCCGTCTTGTCAATGGCAGCATCCCAAACAATGTACGGGGTCCATGCACCTTCAGCCTCGCCGGGGATATCAATCGGGCGGGCTTCGATGTGGTACGCAAGACCGCTACCTGATGCTTTCACGAGATTGTTCTTGATGCGTGCCATGGAGAAACTATCTTTCAGTTGACCGTCATCTGACGTAGCGTCGCGTACGAACAGCCACGAGCACCGAGCGACGCCAATGAACGCCATCGCGCCGCCGACGCGGCTAATCGCTTCCAGTTCTGATTTCTTGTTCAAGTGCATCACAATGACGACTGCGACGTTCTGACGCTGCGCGATTCGCTTGAGTGGAATCAGAATTCCCCGAGCGTCTTGTTCGGCAACCATGCTCGTATCGCCGAGATAGTTCGAGATTGGGTCAACGATGATAAGCCGAATGTTCGGGTGCTGCGCCAGCGCCTTTTCAAGCGCGGGAAGGTCCATGTCAAATCGGACTTCAGATTCTTCGCTGCTCCCGGGACGCCGCATGGACTCAAGAAAGTGGATTTTGGTCATGTCTGCGTGCGCCGCCACGAGCCGAGTTGCAGCCGTGTCGTCTACGTCGTCTTCACCGACGAGCACTAGCACTTCACTCGGAGGCGTGAAGTTCTCACAATCTGGGAACTTCTCGCCTGTTGTTATACGTTTCGCAAGGTCCAAAGCAGCGAGTGATTTCCCGTTGTCGGGATTCCCAGCGTACAGCGTGAGTTTCCCGAGCGGGACGCGGTCGGTCCACAACCACTTAATCTTTTTCAGGACAACCTCATCGCCCCGACGTAGAACCGCTTCGGCTGGCGGCAATACAACGTCAACGGGTTTGGTTCCCACTGGCAGCGGAGCGCCGCCCGCGCATGCCTTTGTGATTGACCGGCGGCGATAATCTTCTCGGTCAGTCCACTTGTCCCGTTGTCCGAGTTTGGATGCGCCGAACGCCCACTCTACCGTAGCGGCGTCTTTGTTGAAGAGCAGAGCGAGAATATCAAGCAGCGCCAAGTCCGCCCGGGACTGGTCATCCATATACTCGGAGGTGTCACCCATCCACAGTTTCTTCAGCTTGTCGTTGCGAATCTGCGAGACCATGAAATAGGCAAGACTGATGTCCAGAATCTTCGGCACGCCGTTGCCTGAGAACTGATTAGAAGTGCAGGTTAGGTAACGTCCGCCTTCTGCTCCGCTGTAAATCTCCGCACCGTAGTGGTTGCCGCTGAACTTACGTTGCCCTGCCGGGAGCGCGGCGCACTGCACGAACGCTCGTAGTCCGTTTCCTGACGGAGTGATTTCGCAGTACGGATTCCCTAACTTTTCAAGTATATCCAACACGTACGGCTCGGCGACCCCATCGTGGAGTACACCGTCGAAGTCGATGCCAACCAAATCTGTACCTTGCAGCATAAAGCCAACGCCGTCGTAGTCGTTCAGGATGTCGTTCGCTGCCGCGAATGCCACGTCGAACGTCGCCCATGTAGCTACGTCGTTGGACTTAGCGTACACGCCTTTCGACTTGGCGTCGTACGGAACCTTAGTGGGTTTCTTGTTGCGAATTTCATGCTTCCAGACAATCCAGTTGGGTAAATCAATCAAGACTCGCGGAATGTTTTCGCCGTTTAACATGCTTGCTCCCGCCGGAGGTAGCACAAAACCTGTTCTATCTCCTGAATAGTTGCGTTACTTTTGAGGCGGTTTGCTCGATATGATATCACGCGAGCATTGCCAGAAACGTACCCTCGGTCAAGTCTGATTCTGTCCACAGTTGGTGAGTTGTCTGTGATGACTTTTATCCCGGGAAACAGAGGAATTCCCAGAACGGGGCAAAACTCAGGAACAGGAATGTCTTGGATTGTTATGCTAAACTCAATGCCGAGGGCCTTGGCTCGGGATTTTGCCTTTCCGAGTAAGTAGCGACTGGTTCCTCTCCACAGCGAGTACCACGTCTGTGCTCTCTCGGGGTTATTGATTCTCCACAACCGGGTCGTTTCTACTTTTTCTTCCTTGTGCGCGTCTCTGTACTTTTTGTCCTGCGCTTTTCGGCGTGGGAGTTTCCATCGGTCTCGGTCGTGTTTTCTTCTCGTTTCTATATCACGGTAAGGCATAGACTACTCGCTCTCTTTGCCAAACTCTAACTCATCGACCTGCTTCCGGGCCAACAGCATGTCCCGAAGTTCGGGTTTGTTGGCACAGATGCCTCGCATCGGGCAGTTCGGACACTTCTCATTTGGATATCTTACACCACTTTGCATCGGAAAGAAATCTTTTTCTGTCGCCTGCACAATTGCGATGATGTCCCGCTTGATCGCTCGCCCGATATCCTCGGCACTCTCCGGGGTGATGACCACCATCTTGAACAACACCTGCTGCTTTGTGACGACTCGCTCGGGCACCGCCTTGGCGTTTGTTTCAATGAACCCCAGCCGGTCAGCCTTCACCGCTTTGCTTTCGCCGACGAACCGGGCGTCCATTTCATCGACCATACGTTGGGACTGCGTCACCATGAGGTTGCCGAGAATGTCTCGCCCCATCACAATTGCTTCGGCTCCGGGCTGAAAACCGCCGTACGGCTCCAAGAACGTAACCGTGTCGCCCTTCGAAATGGTTCGCCCGCACTTGCGGTACCACACGAACGCCGCGTTCGGCCAGCCCTTCACCCATGCATAGCTGCGAAGCTGCGGGTCGAGCACTGAATACTCTGGCACATCCTTGCCCGAGGTCTTCTCGTCTATGATGAGCGGCTCGAACGTATCCTTGATTTGTGCGACGATGTCGATGTAGGACGTGAATTCAAGTCCTGCCAATTTAGTACCGGGGAACACTTCGAAATTTGTTTCAACTTGGAAACTATCTTGTGGATTAGTGACGACGTAAGGAAAGGTCGGGTACTTGATCGCATAAAGTTTCACCATCTCCTCGCCGGTGAGATTCAAACGATTCCAGTCGAGGTCAGACTTGTTGTACTTATAAGGCTTATCCTTAGCTTCGTCCCACCGACGGTGAAACTCGGCGACCGCCGTAGCCACATCCATGCCGTGCTGGTGATAGAACTGGACAGCCTGCTCGACCGCGATGCCGAAAAACTTGGCAGCGTTCTCATCCCGCTCGGTCCAGCCCTGCACCCGTTCAAGGTAATACTTGCGGGCACAGTAGTTGAATGAATCAGACCCGCTGTACGAGTGGCGAGTGACGTAGTAGCCCTTGCTATTGATATACAGGTGCGGTTTCATTGTGCTCATGCTCTTTCTCCTTCAGTTTGCAGCGCGCCCAAGTTTTTGCGGAGTCTAATAAACTCAGTTTCGCGTCTGTTTTTTGCAGTTCTTTATACCCAAGCGCCAGCATACTAAGAGCAACTTTACGGATGTCTTCAAATGCATCAGGTTCTTCGCGGTTGGTTCGTTTCTCGATATGAAGACGCTCTTGGCCGACGGAACCTAAATAAGAATCCATCTCTCGCAACGCCTCTTTTTCGGGAATCCTCAGTTCTTTCCACACCGACGCCATCTCGGTAGTTTTGAGTTTTTGTTGCCACTCATAACACACCTGACCAAACCGCAGACGGACTGGCGCGACTTGTTGATACTCTATCCAGACTACTCCGATTTCTTTTTTGGCTAGTTCTACTTCGGCGTTTTGTTGCTGAGTCATTAAGCCGCCTTTTTAGGGTAAGGAAATGTGGGTTTGGCGAGAATTTTTCGGTCCTCCGCGCTTGCAAACCATATATACCTGTGTTTGAGAGACCGGGGTCGTAACTCCATTTCATATCGGACTCGGTCGCGCGTGAAATGAGTCCAAGATTTTTTTGTACCCCGCCCCGCGAGAACTCCGTCCGATTCTCGCACATACGCCCACGCCCTGCCGCGTGTTTTTGCTGCCTCGGCCCCGCACTGGGGGCACGCCAAGGATGCGGGGACGGCGGGAAGGGTTTTACTGCCCGCTTTGGATTTTTGCGGAAGAGGTCCCTCAAACAAGCCGTGGGCGGGACATTGAAATACCACGCCCCCTCTGATTTTCTCCGCAACAGACCTGTAGTCGTTTCCCCCGACCACCGCGATATCATCAAAGCCAATGGAACTGCCGAGGTAGAGCCAGTTCGTCGCTTGATAGACAAAACCGACGTGAGCGAGCCCCGTAGCGTTTGTGCGTGACCCATCCGCGTAGCTAATGAGAATCATGTGAGGGTGTATTTTTTGAATCTGGCGCAAGCACCACCCTATAAATTGGCTTTCAGTATTTCGCGGCAGCGTATCGCTGACCCATAGGCGGTTCAGTTCGTATACATCGTGTTGTCTGGACGTGCGAAGGAGTCGTTGATTTTTGTTTTCCCCCACCACATCGCAACGGGCAGAGAAAGTGACGGGAAGGCCGATTGTCAGGACGCCAACAATCTCTCCACTTTGTTCTATCCCCCACGCACGAATTATAGGGCACCGCTTATGCTTGTAGTGATGCTCAATCACCAACGCCGTCGCCTTCTGGTGGTCGAGTAGTTCGACGAAATGGAGCGAAGGGGTCGGAATCGAACCGCCGCCTGCTGGCTGGATAGCCAACTGTTCTGCCATTGAACTACCTCCGCTCCACTACTATACGCGCTCTGCTTCGGTATGTCAAGAAAAACTTCACGGACGGGGGACGCGGCGGCTCAAACTGGCGTTGTGTGCCAGAATGGCTTTTTCGACTTCGCGCGCCCCTTCTTCAAACTTCTCCGTGAGGCGGCGAATGGTTTCCCGATGGTACGCCAAGACTTTTTGCGTGATGGCTATGGAGTGCCCCGGCTCATTTAACTTATTGTACAGACGGTCGGTGTAGCTACCCACCGCGCTGTATGCCTTCCCGCGCCCCAGCATCAAACTCGGCGACGTACTCTTCGGGAATTGATTGGCGAATCACATGCACATTCTGCTCAGCATCCCGACCCGTCTGAAAATTCAGGGACTCCAGAAACCGCCAGAAACCTTCCTTGTTCAAACTGACTACGCGAAGACCGCTGCGGTGAATGAAGTTGATGTCCAGCACATCATCCAACTTGGCGAAATTGGGATTGGGCATGATGACATCAAACTTTTCGCCGTTCGAGGACGCACCGAACTCGAATTCATCCTCGACAGGTCTCCCGCCATTCGGCTGTCCGCTGTGAAACAGTTCTGCGTTGGTCTGGGCGGCGTATCCAATAACCCACGCCAACTCGGGGTACCAGCGGGTGAAATTCCACGGGCGCAGAGCGCGCTCGGGGTCCATGATATACCGCGTGTACCCGTCGGCGAGGTCTCGGTCGACAGGGCGCAGCGTCACCTTTTTGAGTGAATCGATGGGGTATGGGGTCGTCGCCGTAATCCCGTCAAATTGAATCTCCGCGTAGTGCTTAGAATTCGGTTTGATTGCAACGATGACGGCGCGCTGACCATCTTTGGTCTGCACCGCCATCCTGACTTTCGCGTCTTCCATTTTCATCGGTTTGTCCTCCAACCCCATTAGACCACCCGCGTGGCTGGGCGTCAATAGTACGAAAGTACTAGCCTCGCACAAAGACGCCATCGTTGTCGCTCTTCGGCTGATACTTGAGCCCGTACTGCGCCGCGATTGCGTGCCCGAGGCGAGTTTCAAGCGACTTGTCTTGGCGTGTCTCCAGCATGCATGGTCTGAAGCTGAAATAGAGTCTTTATTTGAAGCTCGAAAAATGGGATGGATTCGTCCTCGCGCACCGTATCGTCAAACACATCCCTGGGAATAAACAGGATGAAATGCCTGCCTTCATAGCCAAACTCGCGCTC